GAGCATCAGTAGTATTCAGAAGATCTACTGTTTGCTTTTCGTTCTGATCACAGATCCAGGGGAGATAGATTAGTTTACGACCATCAATAGTAACTTCAGATGGTTCTGTGTATACACGAAGGTTCGAATATTCCCGTAGCAAACACTCCAGAGAATTGATCTCCAGAGTGTTCTTATAGAAAGCATCATGATTACCGACCATGAGATCACAGGTGATACCCATGTTCTCAAGAGGAGTGAAGATATTTTTCTTCGACCAATTCAGACTCCAGAAATCAATAGTACGACGAATATCAAACACATCACCCAAATGAATGACATGCTTGATATTTTTCTTCTTTAATGTAGGGAAGAAAATCTCATTATAAAATCTCAAAAAGTAATCATGATAATCTTGATTGCCTTTCTTGAATCCATAATGTGTGTCAGTAATCAGGGCAACTTTCATTTTCTAGTTTTTTGTTCAATGTTTTGTTTGATACCGTTGTAGTCTGAAGAGGAGAAGTTTAATTCGTTCCTGTCAGCATGAAGGACTTCATCATAACCTGAACGCTCAAGAATTTTGTTCTTGATTTCTAATTGTTTCTTTTCTTTCTGAATCCTTCTCAGGAAAGCATAGTAGATAATCTGAGTAAAGTATGCGAATGGATTACCACGGTCAGGATCAAAGTTATCGATGTACTGAACGCAGTTCTCAATACCATCACTGATCATATCCTCACGGAAAGGATAGTTGATGAAGTTAGGACGGTAGGAAAGGTGAGTCGCAATTTTCAGGAAGCATTCTCCGATATAATTAGGAATCATAGGGCGGGTTGTACCCTCTGTCAATGCTGCTTCAACTTTCTTTTTGTAAACAGCAAGGGCAGATAAGAATTCCTTATTGTCTACATAATGCTCTGGCTTTTTCTTGACTCTCATTTGTTTTCATTTTCCTTTGTTTAGTGTACTGATATTATAACACATGTTAAGGGGCTTGACAACATTGGATTCTGTGTGTAGAATAACTCTGTTAAGGTTCAAGATCAATAATAGCTTTAATACTTCTTGAATAGATTTTCAAAACTAGATCGTGCTTCTTTGATTGTACAGCGGTATCCGTTGTACTTTTTTTTATCTCTAGATCTTTTTTGTTTTTCAAAGAACTCTTTTTCATGTTGATTGATCTCATTAACTGCTTTTTTATAATGAGATAATCCAGGTTCAATGAGTTCATTAATTGTAATTATTTTAGAATCATTGATGAAGAAGAAATTGTCAGTTGATGATTTAATCCATTTGGATAATTTAATACCAGATGCTTTTACATCCTCCATGAGATCTTCTAAGATACTCATGTCCTCTAGTATCAGAGGATTATGTACTATCAAACCTTCATTGTGAATTTCAACATGACCAACAATTTCTTCTCCAGTCATCAATTTGATTGTGGCGAAAAAACTATCATTCATTTTTTTATGTTTACTGGGATGATTTCGTAATTAAATTGCTCCTCATTGTAAACTTTAATTCTTTCTTTGAGATGATTCAATGTGTAATTAACATAACTACCTTTTGAAAAATCATCAGCAATATCATATAGAACTGCTTGTGATTTGTTATCTCCTTTTCTAAGGACTCTTCCAATAGATTGAAGGTTCCTAATTCTTGATTTACTTGGAGAAGCGAAAATAATGTTGTGGAGATTTTTAATATTGATACCCGTGGAAAAGGTTCCGTAGGAAGCAATGATAACGCAGTTATCATTGACCTCTGCTAATTGTCTAATTTCTTCTCGTTCCGATGCTTCAATACCACCGTGAACAAAGAACACTTTCTTGGTATCTCCGATGGTACTATTTATCAGATCGAAAAGGGGTTCCCCGTGCTTTTCCACATAATTAAATAGCACCAGAGTATTACCGCTCAGATCACGAACAAGATTCTTGATGAATGTATTTCGCTTATCATGTGTTACGATATACTCCATCTCGTCTTGATAGTTCGCAAACTTACACGATTCATGTCGAAGAGCAAGGATTTTAATTTTGAGTTGTGTTAGTTGATCACGCTTCATCAAATCAGCAGTGCTTGTGACACGATCAGAAGGACCGAACAATCCTTCCAATACTAGTTTGTGTGTCTTAGTGCCATCGAGAGTTCCTGTGAATCCGATGCGATACTTTGCTTCATGAAGTTTAGTCATGATGCTGGTGAGAGACTTTGCCTTGAAGGTATGGCATTCGTCTCCGATTACAGCGGTATAAGAATCGAAATACTTTTTGGGTAGTTTGTAGATAGACTGCCATGTAGTGATGACTACGGGAGCATCGGATACCTTTGCCTCACCCTGATAAATTTTGTGACAATAATCTTCAGCATTCCATCCATAGTCCACAAAATCATTATAGAGTTGTGTGACCAATGAGATGCTTGGAACAATGATGAGTGTCTTTAAATTAGCAGCGGTAAAATATCTGACCAGTGAATAGATCATAAAAGACTTACCAGATCCTGTGGGGGACAGTACAATCTTTCTGTAATGCTTCAGTGATTTGAACACAGCATCACATTGATAATCTCTGGGTTTGATGGGAGTTCCTTCCGTGAGAAAATCTAGATACTCCTTTACAGTTCCTGGCAAAATGTCTGGGTCTCTGTCAGTGGGACTGCCGTAATATGGATTGTTAACTACAGAGCATGTGTATTCTCTCTCCTCTGCCCACTCAAAAAGGTATGGGAGTAGACCAGCATAGATCTGTCCATTACCAGGACTGAACAAACGGATCTTCCCATCCCATGATCTGTTTTTAAATTGAGGCATAAATTTCGCATCAGGAACTTCAAAGGTGAAGTATTCTGCTAGTTCATATTTGATGTGTGGTTCACAATCAACCTGAAGATATACTTCGTTCTTTTTGCTGATGGTAATATCTGCCATTATCTTATCCCTTCAATAAAGTTCTTCCATTCAATCGCATTTTTAATTTGGTATGAGCGATTGTTGATCATCCTGATTACACTTTCGAGGTATTCAATGATGATGTCGTACATATCTATTTTGAGTTGTAAGTCCTTAATCTCTGGATCAGACTCTATGTACATTGGTAAGTCTGATTTAAGAACCTTGAGGTCAAAAGGATTATCCCTGTAGTCTTCTGGATCTCCTTTACCTGAGTAATATTCAAATTTGCGGCGCGTTAATTGTTTGAGATTTAATGCTGCCTGCTTCTTCTTGAATCTATAATCTGAAAAAATTTTAAAATATTTTGAATGTAATGTAGGAATAGCGAGTGAGGCAGTGTCCAGTTCTATGGGATCAATTTTAGAATCCTGCTCCCACATCGCTTGAATTTCATCAAATGTCATCAACTAATAATTACTCCATCATGTCGTATTCTATATATGGAATATTTAAAGGTGGCAGTTGCGGTGAGGTATTGAACTCCAGTATCAGTAGCATCAAACACTACTGGAGACAAAGAAACTGGCCATGCGTGATCGTATTCAATTACGATATTTGATCTCCAGTTACTGTTTAAAATTTCTAGATTGATCTGCCCTTCAATGGGATCTTCATCAGTATCAAACCTTTCAGCAAGACCAGTCTTCTTTAACCAGTTATGAATGCTGGCATAATTTGACATATCCTCATCAATCAAAAACTTAACTGTGAGATCTTCAAATTCAGTTTCTGTTCCTGCGATTGAATAATCACGGAAAGGATTTGGAATCGTAATATCAGTTACACGAATTCCTGGGATGTCAACTGCCTGACATAAGAATGCCACCTTAGGGAATTTTAAAATTGATAATTTAAATCCTTGTGGTGCTAGAAAATTTAAATTTTCAATTTGTTCATCTAACCATCTGGGAGAAGCCATTTCTAAAAAATACTTTTTAGATATTTAGATAAAAAAAGACCCCTCCTGAGAGGGGTCCAGAAGCGTCTGTGAGACGAGAATCACATGAGGTTGGTGACTCTTACACGACGGTAGTAAACATTGGTGCTGAGGTTGCCAGCGGCGACTGGATCGGAATCCGAAAGGGCAGTCTCACCCTTAGCGAATGGGTTCAGGACCATGCCGTAGCGAGTCTTGAATCCGATCTTGGGCTGGAAGGTGTCAGGACCAATTGCGCGTACCATCTGGAGAGGTACATATGGGCAATAGAACAGACCAGCATCATATGCTGAAGTACCCTTGTAACCAGCGATGAAGAACTGAGCAGCGTTCTGACCCTCTGAAGGCAGAGCAGCATAAGGATCGATGTAAACGCGGATGCGACCGTTCAGCGTACCGACAAAGGTGCTGCCAGTGTCATCAACATTCAGACCAGTGTTCAGGGCAGGGTTGTAATCGAGTACACCAGCCATGGACAGAGCAGAAGCAACATCTGAAGAACAGATGAGCATGTTGCCCTTCCCTCTACGAGTCTCTTTCGCGATGGCGTTCATTTCACGCTCAATCTGGAACAGAAGACCCTTGAACTTCTCAACCGACCAGCGACCGTTGGAGTCAACATCAAGGTCGAAAGTACCCTGAGTAGCAGTGTTCTGCTGAGCACCAGGCTTAGCGGAACGGAATACGGTACGAACAACTTCTCTGTTGATTTCGGTGAGGATCTCAGCGGAGAGAATGTTGGCGAGTTCGGTCTCAGCATCCAGACCATGAATTGCCTTCAGGTCTTGGGCGAGTTCGATGCTGTACTCAGCTTTCAGTGCGCGTGACTTAGCGGTAACAGCAATCTTCTCGATGCTGAATGCCATTTCTGGGAATACGCTGGTAGCAGCCTCACCCAGAGCTTCAGCAGTGCTGGTGTCCATGGCGCCAGCAGATGTGTATGTACCACCATCATTCAGAACAGCAGGGTTAGTGCCAGTCTGAGCAGAACCACCAGTGCTGGTGCTGCTGTTATAGGGAGTACCAGACCATGCTTGGTTAACTTCGTTGTAGAAGGTCTCGTCTCCAGTTTGACCCTCATACTTCGAGCGCATGGCAAAGATCAGTCCAGTAGGACCGTTCATAGGCTGAACGCCACAGATGTCATAGGCGATCAGGTTAGGCATCGAACGACGGATCAGCGAGATCAGTACGGGATCGAAACCAGCAATATTACCAGCACCTGTTGTAGGTGTGTTGATAGGACCAGCATTTGTAGGTGCTTCGGTCAGCATTCTCTCCTCACGGAGGAATTTTTCTTGGTTCTCCAGCAGTTGAGAAGTTACGGCTCTCTTGTAGCTATCCTTGATCTCGGGGAGATCACCGTGAGACAGAACAGGTGCCCACTTCTCCTGGAGTTGTTCGGTATTGAACATGTTTTGACTCCTAAAAGAAAAATGTTAGTTGTGAACTATAGTATATTTATGATTTTTAAAAATCACTTGTTATAACGAGCGATTGCGTTGACATAAGCAGCCATATGAGCAGGAACTTCCTTCTCGATGACAGGCTCAGACTCTTCTACGCTCTCGTTGATTTGAGCCTTGGGGAAATAATTTTCCTTAATGGTCTCAATTTTTTCGCGGTATGATGCTTCATCAGTAAACTCTACGCCCTCAGCGAGTGAGGAGAGTTTTTCCTTCTGAGTATCTGCGAGACCTTGTGATACTTCGACAACGATTGACTCTTTGACGAATTCTCCAAGAGCAGAATTTAATTCAATGTTTCTTTCAATTTGTTCGTTGAGTTTTGTTTCCATCTCATCAAGTTTGTTGCTCATCCCCTCAACCATATCGTACTTCTCCTCAGGGATGTCCATGTAGTGTTCAGTGAACACACCCTTCAGAGCAGACATAAATGACTCGGCAATCTCAGTACGAATTCCTTCGTTGACTGCGAGTTTGTTATCATTAATCCATTGCTCTACAACATAGTTCAGGAATGAATCAACCTTAGCGGTCATTTCTTCCTTCATCACTTCAATTTGCTCATTTAACTGAGCAGCATAACCTTCTTCTAAACGCTTAGTTTCTTCCTCAATTTTGGATGAAACAGCAGCAGTAAAGATTGTTGTTGCTTTTTCCTTAAACTCTTCGGAAAGTTCCTCGCCATTGACAAGGGCATTGATGTCGTCGGTAACATCAATTTCTTCTTTCTTCAGAGAAGGCATTGCTTCCCCGCCACCACGGCTGACACTCTTGCCAGCCATATCCTTACCACCTTCTAATTTAGGCATAGGATCTTGCTTGCCTTCACCCGAGTTAACAGCAGTTTTAGACTTCTTAACTGGAGCAGCAGCCTTAGCACCAGAGTTCTCAAATTTACCTGAGTACTCAGCAGATGTGCCAGCAGCCATTGGTTCAACATTGGCAACAGCAACATC